ATCTGACTCAGACCAAGTACATCATCCTCAGGATAATACATCCTGATACCATTCTCTACTTCGCCTAGTTTCTCTGTCGATAGACCGGCTATCGATGCTACTTCCCAGCCAGCCTGCTGGAATGCCTTGGCAGCGCGAGCATTCACACTGCCAAAGCCGGTCTTGATCAAGGGGCTGTCGCCCAAGAAAAGCACTTTCCTCAACTGTTCCTCCAAGGGAATCTATCTGGTAAGGTTCTGTCTCTTGACTTCGTCGAATAGTTGCACCGTGTCATGCAACTTTACGCCATCCAGCGTCGTGTTGTATCCACGACGCCAGACAGCCTCTATGTCCACATCGGACAATTCCTGATCAACGATACCCTCATGAGCCACTATGACGGTATCGTACAAGAAGATGGGTCGTACGGGATTATCGAGATCTTGGTGCCTCAACGTCACTCTGTTCATCTTAGAAGAACTTCGTTCCCGTTTGCTTGCTGGCTTCCGCAAGCCACAATCCATCCACGTAGGAAGATTGGTAATTCGATGCTCCGTAGTTGCCCACTGGACCACCGACGTTATAGATCGTGTAGGCTCCAGCCTTTAGAGCATTGCCTACACGGACCTCCATCTCCAGATCCTCAGAACCCTGAGTATCGGTGATTTCGGTCGCTCTGGAAGTTGCCACTGTGACCTGATAAGCACCGCCGTACGATCGAGTTGGTGGGCCTATCTGAGTGGACAGATTCGCGTTGGTTATGGCCGTAGGTGCGGTGTATGCAGAAGCATATCGTACCACTTGGTCATCATATGCGCCAGACGGATACGCAGACTGCCCCAAGTATAGGTCTTCCGCGTGTTGCGCTTGCGCATATAGGTTGGATTCGTTTGCGTAAACCATTGGTTACCTCACAAGTGAATCGCAAGGACCGAATGAACGATCCTTGCTCATCTACTCGATTATATGCCAGTAGGGATGATGAAGTCCTTCAAGAGACTTGCAGCACCCTCCAACTTGAAGCCGAAGTAACCCTTGATCATGAAGTCAACGGAGTCCTTGGTCTTAGCCAACTCTTCATACGTGAAGTCCTTGTGAACAAGGAGTGTCGTCGTAGAAGGATTGAAGAAGAGGATCTTCGTGTTGTCAACCCAATGATTATCGACTAGGATAGGCAAGTCGTCGTATGCGAGCACACGGAAGCCTGCTTGGATCTCTGTCTTGTCATTGAAGACTTGCTTCGCTACTAGCAGGGAGTTGATGTAACGTCGAACTGGTCGTGTCGTTACCATCGCTGCTGCCGGTAGACCGCTGACACCCATACCACTGGAAAGACCAGCAGCATCGATCGCCTTGTCTATCAAGGCAAGTGTGAGATAACCACTTGCGGCATCGATGACCTGTCCTGCACCACCAGCGGCAGTATAGAGTGAGGAATCATCGGTGATCTGATAGAGGATACCCTTGATATCATTAGCAGAACCTGTAGCCGTGACGATGTCTGTTGACAACTTCTCGACCATAGCCTGCTGGTGACCTTCGATCTCACTTCCGAGAGCGTCGAAGACCGAGCCTGCTGCGGCGATCATCGGACCAGTTACCTCACCACGTGTGTAGAGGTACTTCATGCTGGCGGATGTCTGTCCGTAGGTGCTCTGTGTTGCGGCTGGTAGTGGGCCACCATCGATGGACCATGAAGCCGTTGGCTGAGTCAACCTCTTCTTGATGAAGTAGGTTTGACTTGCCCATGCTTGCTTCTGTACAGCATTGTACATCGAGGGTACGCGGGAAGCGAAGTCCCTGATGCCACCATCTACTACCTGAGGGAATAGATAAGCGGATGCTGAGGATGCAAGGTCAAGTGCCTTGCTGACTATACCGGACATGTGTTACTTTCCTTTTTCTGCTAGTGCGAGTCCGAAACGAATCCTTTCACTTGGGGTCATACTCTCGTATACCTTGATGAATTCATCGCTCTCGTCGCTCTTTGAAACCTGAGCAGGAGGCATCTTCGTGCCGGGGATCTGCTCCAATAGAGACTCCATCTGTGCCTTCAGTGCGGTTATCTCATCCTGTGACTTCTTGACTTCTGTTGCGAGTGCTTCTACTTCGGTAGAATGTGCAACAACAGTGGAGTCGGTTTCACTAGCGGAGGCCGTTTCTTCTGCGTCTTCGGTGAGTAGGCCAAGACTTTCGGCTTGGTCCATCATCTTTCGCATGCTGGCTACGAACTTAGCCAACTGCTTTTCTTCCTTAGCGGAACCTGTGGTGACTGTCTTCTCTACGACAGTTTCCTCGACAACAGCAGTTTCGGTTGCTTCCGGTGTCGAAGTCTCGACCACTGCTTCTGTCTTGGCAACTTCGGTAGTCGAAGTAACCTCGGGCTCTACTGTTGGGTTTTCTTGTTCTGTTGACAAGTCGTTTCCCTCATTTTCCGCGTCCTCGATGGACTTGCGGACTACAGTCCCGAATGATGGTGTGAATGCTGGGCGAGTAGTGATACTGATCTCATCCAACGCTACGTCATTCAGGACGCGAACCCTGCTTGCGGAAGCGGGGTCATACTCATAAGAATAGTCTACGGCATCACCATGGATGCTTAATCCATACTTCTTGCCCTTTTCTATCTTCTTCCATAGGAAGTTGGAATCCTCATTGTCATCATCCAAAAGGATCTCGACTCCGAGTTCTCCACCATCCGTTATCCATGCCTTCGTGACTTCCCCAAGATCGGCGGTGATATCGTCATTCTTGTGGAAGTTCTTGAAAGGTATGGACTTGTCATTCAATTGATTGTTGAAGCGGATTATCGCCTCAGGTGTGATCCTGTCGAATTGAGCATCGACGCCCGGACCAGCCGCTACACCGATGATGTAACGACCACCGTCATGTTCGCTCTTTTCGACCGGAACGGTCAGGGTCCATTGTGGCATCTTGCTCATCCGTTATGCTTTCTGACTGACGGCGTCAGCCTGCCGCGCCGTCAACTGAGGGACTTTTGGCTTGGCCTGTATACCACCGCTATTCGGTAGTTGTGTTGGTTGTGGCTGTGGTGCGGCATCCTGCTCTGCCTTCTTGACGATCGCGGCACTGAGAGCGGCAAGGTCTTTGACCAGAAGGATTCCCTGTGGTGTCATGATGAATGGATCATCTCCACCCTCTACCTTAGGATGTCCCATCTGTTCTAGTTGCTGGTTCAATGTCTCGCGTCCAGACTTCAGATCTTTGTCGCGTGTATCTGCAAGATCCTGCTTCCTACGTGGGTCACCTTCCATGAACTGGAAGACGATATCATCCCATCGGAAGATACCCATGATGAGTGCATTATTGATCTCTTCTTCCAAGATACCTTGGCGCGGCCAGATCGTCTCTGCGTTGAATGCCTCACCCGTCTCCTTGGCAGTGGAGCGGTTGGAGTTATCATGGATACCGACCTTGTCGGGGTCCATCTCTAGGACCATCAGGATCTCACTCCTGAGAAGCCTGCGTCCCTCTAGGAATTCCATCTCGGCATTCTTGCTGACAGAACGCTCTACTGCTACGTCACCTTCGATAAGGAGTGGCTTGTGTGCATTCTGTGAGCCAACGTAATTCTGTTCGATCCACTCGCGATTCCTCTTCGCCTCATCCTGCGTAGAAGTCTTGACGATGAAGATGATGCCTGTCTGTGCACTATTCTCAAAGAATCTCTGGTTGTACTCCATGGCGTACAGGTCTTGTGCGACCGCTCGCTCTAGGGAATATAGTGGAGACAATCCACGGATATCATTCTCGGGGTCATCCAACTTGATCTGGACTATCTCGTCAAGTTGATATTTGATAGCGGTGCTGTCGGTCATGATAGGACCGTAGCGCCAACTGAGAAGATATCCGTTGATATCAAGGACTTCCGTCATATACCTTGGGTTGAGTCGCATCGCCTTGATCGGCGTACGCTGCTTGCTGGCACTCCTGACTATGAGCCAGAATGCTTCGCCGTAGATATCAAGATCCTTGAATGCCATCCTGAGCAACTGCTTCGGATTGCTGCGTCTGAGGAATGACTCCAGTTTTGCTTTCTTGTTCAGGTCCAAGAGTTCTACGCTTCTCGTTGACTTGAATGTCCAACCAGCAGCGACAGCGAATTGTGCCTTCTTGTCGATGGCAGCACGGACGACAGGGTGTTGCCTGTACATCTCGTAGTGTTCCTTGCCATCGTCGCGCCGAGTCGTATCATATGTCCTAGCGGGAGCCTTGGCACCGCGTAGCAATGAGAATGACACACCCGGTGGGGATATGCTGACTTGTGACTTCTCGACGATCCCCTCGTCCACCATGTTACTCATCTGTCCTCCGGAACGAGAAGTTCATCTTCATCGGCTGCCCTGCCTCACTCTCGATAGTGACTGACCATCTTGACTTACCGATGACAGCATCACCAACGGTGCCCGTCTGGACACTCTTCCTGACCTGTCGTAGCAGACTCTTTGACACAGGATCTAACTGTGTAGATGTGATCAGTCTATCGAGTTGTTTGATCGTCACTGCGTTTCTCCAAGTGTCTTCCGGGCCATTCTACGGTAGACTTGCAACCCCTACAGGGACCTGTCACTGTTCCACCTTTGATATATCTGAATAGATCGCGATACTTGATCGTCAGTACCTCGCCGTCCATGACGCCGTAGAGTACACCGCAGTCATTACACCGTATCTCAACACTCATATCGCTTTTAGGGCTTTCTCTTGGTCACCTGACGCACAGTACATGTCGGCGTAGCGGTACCAGAGAGGGAGTGCCATGGCATACCGTATCTGGAACGGGAAATCCTTCACCTTATCGTCGATGATCTTGATCGCTTCGCTTGCCTGATTGACCTTCAGCGTCCTGTCGTGATGATACGGGAACCCAAGATGTGATTGATTGACTATCTTCCATCCAAGATGTGGAGCGGATGATTCTGTGCAGATGTCCTTTATCTGATTATCCATCATCATCCTATCCTGCTGAATGTGACCGGCACACGATCTATGCCGTAAAGCGCCAGCATCGTGGACCAGAAATAGTCATCGTGAGGTTCACCGTTGAACTTGTATCGACCAGTCTCCAGCCTTGTCCTCTTGATAGAGTGTATCTGTGCCTGAGATTTCTGGTCCTGAGACAAGATGATCTTGTCCCCCATCTGTAATTCACCCTTGAACTTCGTTGCCCATTGCTCTTTGAGAGCATTGTCGAAGGTGACGAGTTCTACATTTGCACGAGTGTTCAGTTCTCCTGCGTACGCTCGCTCTGCGAATCCTGCACCCGGACCACCGGCATCGATGGATATCCTGTGAGGATTCGTCTGCCTGACCAATGAGAACAATTCCATGAACTGTTCATTATATGTAGCCTGTGTCTCGTAGTAGAAGAGTATCTTCTTCTGAGTGTTCGTGTGTTCAACGACCGTGAACACCGACGAGTCTCGCTTCTTGGCAAGATCGACACCGATCGTGATATACCCTTCTGGCTGGTAAGCCGTGTGATACGTCTTCCATGCCTTCTCAGGAGACTCATTATCCTTGATCAGTTTCCAAGGGATGAAGGAATCTGCCTCGTCAACGAACTGGCACTCGTACTCTGTCTTGAACTTGATCTCATCGCCAAGTACACCTTTTTCGAAGATCAACTTGATCTTGTCACTGCCGAACCTGTTGATCCTCTCGATGGTGCTCATCTCGGGAGCGTTGGCCCTTGCCTCTGCGACGACATCGTAGGGTCGTTCTGCGAACTCTGCACCGCGAACCATGAAGCGGGATTCCCACCATGGTACGTCGTGCATACTCCATTCACCAGACTTCCACATATCGAAGTACAGACCTGATTCACCGAATGGTGTACTAATGACCGTTGCCCTTCCATCCCCACGGGTTATGGCCGGGATAGCGGCTTGCCACAGGTCCGAGAACTTCGGGATGAAGGCAGCCTCATCGATGTAGATGTCCTTCTTGCCACCACGGATAGCGGACGTTCCCGGCTTACTGGTGATGGTCGAAGTATACGGAGGGTAATGGAACGCAAGACTCTCTGATGATTGCTTCCAGCGAACAGGCTTAAGTCCCAATGGTTCCAAAGAGTCATCTGTCGATGCCCAAAGACCATTGCCGATCTTTACCTTCTCGGACGCCTCTTCCTCTCCGGTGGAGACGATGTTAGCGTTGTAATTCCTCTGCATTATCGCCCGATGGGTCGTCTCGATAGCGATCAGTGTCGAGAAGCCCAACTGTCTCGATTTCCTCACTATCCTCAGTGTCGAACGGTCCCGAAGGAAGTTGATCTGAAATGGTTCCAAGATTATCGGAACCCCCTCCAGATCCACTACTATCTCTGCCCATGACACCGGGTCCGATACTACCAGTGATTGTAAATCGCTGGGCGTCCAACCCTTTTCGTTTAAAGATCTCCCAGAGCGGTTCCGGCTTAGTATCTGTTCCTTCGTCAAGCGTCTTCTCCAAATTCGATGCAAGCACGGCAAGATCCTTCCAGACCTTCACTCTTTCATTCAGGTCACGTGCCATCTCTGCCTGTTGCGGCTCTAGGCCGATCTCATCCTCTAACTCGGAATCTACTGCCTTTGGTCTTGCCTCATCTACAAGTCTCTTCCAGATCGGTGGTGCCATGAGCGCCATCATGATCTTGACTTCCCTGAGGGTACTGATGGTCTTGCCATTCTTGATAGCAAGCCGGATCTCATCATATTCTGCCTGTGGCAATAATGGTCGTATCGTAGCAAGCAATTCTTCTGCTACGTGCTTTTGCAGGATACCCTTGGCTATCGTCCTGCTACCCTTGGGTCGTCCACGAGCGCGACGGGTTTCTGCGGACTTGACTGATTTCATCTCACCGGTTTGAGCAGTTTCCCTGAAACCTTCGGTGTCGCGAATGACCGCTACTTGTTGACCGCCACGATAGTCCTCATCCATCAGGTGTATGTCCTAGTGACATCCTCTACGACCGTGATGGTTCCTCTTGCTACCGTGTAAACCCTGTTATTGGTATCCTTTAACTGGATGTCACAGAGCAACGTTGCACCTGAGTTCATACTGTAGGTATTCGCGGGAGTTATCTCTATGACGAATTGTCCATTCGCTGGGTTCGTTATCGTGATACCCGTTAGCGGCGTCGTCCCTAGGGACATGACTGCTGCACCATCTGCTTCTGTAATCGATCTCTTGGCAGTGAACCATAACTCACAACTGGCGAGGTTATATGGGTTGGCATTCGAATCGAATAGAGTACACTCTATGATCTTGGTATCACCCCTGAACATCGTAAAGTCTATAGAAGATGTCATATTACCTCACTATGTAGGAGAGACTAAAGCCGCCGTCTACCAGCGTATCGAACTCAAATGTCGTGGCACTGAGATCATAGAATTCTGCGATGAAGGTGGTAGTGGTATCATTTACCTGTGAAGACCCAAGTATCTGTGGCGGCGGGGAACCGAATATCTTTTGAGATATCCACATCAGACTCATGATATACAGTATCCCATGATCATGTGACCCTTCTAGTTATATCAGGTTCTACGACCAGTAGGCCACTAGATACGGTATATATACCGCCAGAGACATCCTTAACCTGTATATCATACTTCAGGTTCGTCCTATCGACGATATCATCGGTATCTTCCGTACTGAGAACGATGTCAAGTTGACCAAGACGAGCATCAGTAACGGTTATCCCATCTCCTATCGTCTTCTGGAACACGGCATCCGTATCAGACTCACTATAACCATTCTTCGCAGTGAACCAGATATATGCAGAAGATATGTCTAACGCATCCCCGTTGAAGTCCACTATATCTATATGGAATGTCGGCGTGTCGCCACGAATCATCCTAAGCACTATTTCGTCCTAACTAACTTCCCTGAGTTCTTCTTGATACGTACATCGGAGTCCATCGGATAGATCACTGATACCACGGCAGCCTTGTTGCTTGGAACGATGGTGATATCTGAGTGAGGGGTCCTGTTCGAAGCCACACCGCGAGCGTCCCTGAGTGACTGCCAGCGTCCCATCTCAAATCTGGTAGAATCTGTGATGGCAAGACTATCGAATAGTACGGCACCGGCCATAGCCCGTGCGTCTGCATCATCTGATATCGATTGCGTGTCAAATGAGGATCTGGAGATATCCAGTATCCTTGTTGACAAATCATCGAATGCTATCGTGTCATCGGACGACGCTACAGCGTACAGCAACCTATCGGTAACATCGCTGATGAGCAATGTATCGGTAGCAAGACGTGGCGAGTAGAGTGCCCTAGATGAGATATCGCCTAGCGTTGCTGCATCTGATGAAGAGCGGTACAACGACTTCGTGACTATGCCAGCATCGTATAGGTTGAACGAGTCCGACGATACCCTACCGAATGATGCTGTCCTTACAGGAGAGTCTGCCGTTGAGAAGTAATCAGTCGTTAGCCTGTATGATATGACTGACCTTGTCGCAGAATCTGATATCGCTACTGAGTCTACTGATGCAGCAAGTTCTGATGATGTCGATGTGATGCTATCTGTGATAGCAAGACCATCGGCAGAGACTCTGGTGTTCTGCGCTACACGAACGTTACTGTCAGAAAGTGCTACAGAATCTGCCGTAGTCCTGAAGTATTGCTCAGTCGATACCATCGTCGCAGCATCAGATACTGCGAACGAGTCCGAAGATGTCCTGACGAGCCCACTCGTCTTGACAGAGGCGTCCGTTACTCCGAGGCTTGTTGGCGCGGTCCTGAAGAGCGAGACAAGCCTTGTGACAACGTCAGAAAGCGAAGCAGAGTCATAGATAGAACGTGTGTTCGAAACTGCTCTTGATACTGCATCAGATACAGCAAGTGCATCTGTTGTTAGCGCATTGATGTGTCCAGTGGACGACATCGTTGCAGCATCAGTGATGCCGAGTGACTGTGTCGCTGTCCTACTAAACGAACCCGACCTTGTGACCGCATCAGTGATCGCGGCACTGTCGGTCGTTGTCTTGGAGAACGTTCCGTTCCTTGTGACGGCATCGGTTATCGCTAGTGAATCAGGAGTTGACCTGACCGCCGCCTTCGTTCTCGTGACCGCATCGCTGATAGCGACAGAGTCAGGAGTTGCACGATAGAGCGTGACCAGCCTTGTGACAGCATCAGAGAGTGCAACGCTATCAGGGGATGTCCTGATAAGCGACTTGATAACAGTCGAGGCATCGGTGATAGCGACACTATCGCTACCAGTCTTCGTAAACGAGCCATTCCTTGTCGCAGCATCCGTGACTGCGAAGGAATCTGTCGTCGTCTTTGTCTTCTGGACTGCTCTCGTGACAGCGTCGGTGATAGCGTAACTATCAGCAGATGTCTTTGTGAACGTTCCGTTGCGAGTCGCTGCATCAGTGACAGCAACAGAGTTTCCGGTTGACCTTGCATACGACTTGATACCGGAAGCGGCATCAGTTATAGCAAGACTGTCGGCGGATGTCTTGGTGAATGTACCAGTTCTGGTAACGGCGTCAGTGATCGCCGCACTGTCTGTGCTAGTCCTGCCATTGGCAACGAGTCTTGTCGTTGCATCAGTGACTGCCAGTGAATCGGTCGCTGTCTTGGTACCAGTCTTGGTACGGACTGCGGAGTCGGTGACCGAGAATGAGTCACCAGTCGTTCGGGTGCCCGTGAAGGCTCTAGTAGCAGCGTCAGTGACAGCATAGGAGTCACTGGTCGTCCTAACGGAAGACTTTATGACAGTTGCAGCATCGGTTATCGCGTAGGAATCAGATGTTGTCTTCGTTCCAGCATAGACACGAGTGACTGCATCAGTGACTGCGAACGAGTCTGCTGAGGTCTTCGCGATGACCTTGATCGCGGTAGCAACATCTGTGACGGCTAAAGAGTCTGTTCCAGTCCTACTACCAGAGAATAGTCTTGTGGCCGCATCCGTCGTAGCATACGAATCGGAAGCAGTCTTGGTACCAGCGTAGGTTCTGGCAACTGCATCAGTTACAGCAAACGAGTCAATTGTTGTCTTGGTGCCGACATATGCCCTTGTCGTTGCATCAGTGATGGCGACTGAGTCTGTTGTCGTCCTGACAGCAGCCTTTACCTTGGCAGCAGCGTCAGTGATCGCTAAAGAGTTGGTCGAAGTCCTGCTACCGGCGAATAGTCGAGAGATTGCGTCCGTGATAGCAGCGGAATCAGGCGATGTTCGAACACTATTCTTGACACGAGTAGTAGCATCTGTGATAGCAGCACTATCGGCAGATGTCTTTGTGAAAGATCCTGTTCTGCCGTTAGCGTCAGTTATCGCCGTCGAATCGGATGATGTCCTTGAATTCGCTGCTAATCGAGACGTAGAGTCGGTAACAGCGAATGAATCAGATGTTGTCTTAGTGCCAGTCTTTATCCTGACCGAAGCATCTGTGATAGCAAGACTATCAGATGTTGTTCGTGGAACAGACTTTGTGACAACAGCAACATCGGTGATAGCGAACGAATCTGCTGTAGAACGACCGAGTATTAATGCACGAGTAACGGCATCTGTCGTTGCGTATGAATCAGACGACGCGCCAGTCTTGTCAGTAAGTGAACCAGCGAGTGTTGCCGCTGCTCCATACAGCCTAGGAGGACTTATCGGAGGATGTCGGAAAAGTCCCCTAGCCATCAGTTACCTACTTCTGAGTATCGCTGCTCTTATACTATCTCGCGGAAGATGACGTTCGCAGACCAACCTGTCAGTGTACCCGGAGTACCAACGATCTTGACGATGAATGGATCAGAACCCGGCAAGAGGATGATGCGCTCTTCTGGCGTCGGTATCCAGAGCCAACCATTGAGACATGAGAATGAGTCAGCAACGATAGTGGTGACAGTTCCTGCACCTTCTGCTGATGCATCCACACCAGCCGTAGCAGCAGCCTGAGCGGTTCCTGCTGCGATACCAGATGCTGCGCCACCGATGGAAAGCGGAGCAGGGGTGACGCCCGTACTCATCGTACCGAATGCTGTCGCCTTGGAAGCGAGCAGGATACCGAGTTGCTGGTTAGTCGTGACACCTTGCTGTGCCACGCGAACGGAAAGGATCTCTAGGACGGAGCCACGTGTGGACGCTGCGGCTGCTGCACGGATGGCGACCAATGTGGCATCTGCTACTATCGTTGTATTTGACATTGGTACGCTATAACGTGACATGTTGCTCCTTGTTTAATGCGCCAGTAACATCGGCATTGGATTTCTGAATGGTATCAATGCACCAGATGGTAATGTAAGCCATGCTTGATCTACTTCGTAGACGATAGAACCAGCATTAGCAGAATAACCCCAGAACTTGATGTCAAGATTGCTGTAATCAGTTATATTGGCAGCGTTAGCATCGCTGATTGGCAAGGTATAGTCTGCTAGTGAAGTTGTAAGTGATCCAGTCTCAAGATCACCGGATCGATTGTTGGCACCCTCGTATAGCGCTACTCGCATCTTGCCTGTTCCGCTAGTTACACGAGCCCGGATATGCAATACGTGCGACGTTCGTGCCGATGGGATATTCGCACCAGCGAGTGACACTACCGCTGCGGCGGTCTGCGTAGCATGCACATATTCTACATATAATCCAACAGCACACACCATCGCGATACGAGTCGAACTTGTATCTTGTGTGATAGTGAATACAGGTGCTGTGCCTAGGGTGACAGTTGGGTTATCGACGGCTAGTGCAGTACCACCGTTTCCTGCCCTGTTCTGCTTCCATCCTGATGGATAGGTACCAGCGATAGTGCTGCCTTGGTAGAAGGTACCGAACGTCGTCTTGGCGAGCGTCGGGTTCGACAGTGTCAGGCTGCCAGACTTGGCACTCGTGGCTGATGGAGCAGCCGTCATGAACGACGGGAAGACGCATCGGATGGTGTCGTCCGATGTGAGGCCAGCAGCCGTGTATGTCCGAATAGTGGCTGCGTAGGCGTTCGTGTTCGACCCGGCGTTGCGGATCTGCTTCTCGGCATCCCCGACGAGCGTCGAATCTGCGATGCCCACCGGGGGCACGTTGTCAACCGAGGTATAGAGGTTGGTCGTGCCGCCTCCGGGCTTCTGCCAACCTGAGCCGACACTGCTATCTGCTGTGGATAGCAAGAGGATGACCTTTGATTCACCGACCAAGGCAGCAGTATCTGATACGTAATCATCGATATACGCTGTATACGTCTGCGCTACTGTGTCTGCTGGCCCAAATGACACGGTGGTGAGAGCATTCGTGACTGTTCCGCTGCCCTGCGATACTCCATCGATATACAGCGTGTTAGTCGTGCCTGAGCGACCAATCTCGACGCAGTACCACTTCGACGTATCCGTGAGCGTAGTGGACGAAGTAACGCGGCTCGTGGTGTTCTCGTACATCTGCAACGTGCCCGTCGAGTTGAGGCGAATGTTACATGCGCTGGTCGCGATAGTACCGAAGAGAACACGTCCAGAAGACGCTGGCAATGCGGTGACGCGCACATAGAACTTGATGAAACTCGACCCGATGTTTGGATAACTGATGCTGCTCGATGTTCCACTAGCGGCAGCAAGTTTCAATGATTTCGCACCGGATCTAACGATCGTGGACTCGATAGACGGCGCTGTGCTGACCAACGTCATTGCTGAACCAGTCGGGGCGTCGTAGATCGATCCCCACTCCCAGCCCATGACCGCTACTCTTGCCATGATCTAACTCGCAGTCGCAGTGATAACGGTACCATCTGCGGATATCTCATCTATCTTTGACCATAATGGGGTAGTGGTCCATCCGGTTGTGGTGGTATCTGCATCGGGATAGATATTTACAGTGGGAACGGCAATACCGTTGATACCAGCGTCATAATGCGCCGATACTTGGGTAGACGTAAGTGCGACGTTATAACGAGCGATCTTGGCGACGTACCCATAGGTGGGGACCGGTCCACCACCAGCGGCACCGAGCGCCATCAGGTGCTGATCGCCCGAGCCCGCAGACACGAACGTCTGGTTGCCGCTATCGGTGACCGCTTGATCCTGACCGTTGACATAGATCTTCCGCGTCGTTGCGCCGTCCTTGACGAACACGATGTGGTAGGGGTTCGTCGTGTCCGTGTAAGCCGCAGTCGTCACGACGACGTTGGCGACCGAGTCCTTGCGCATGACGAGCACGTTGGTCGTGTCGATGTACAGGTAGACGTCGTTCGCGACGCCCGGACCGAAGATCGACTGCTGCGTCCCGATCGTGGTTCGCTTCAACCAGAATTCGTACGTCCAAACGTCGTTGAGAGCGAGCGCGGCGAGGTAACTGCGGGCGATGTAGCCGCTGTTGAGGTATACTGACGGATCACCGGAGAACGCCGGAAGGACGCTCGTTTGGTTGAGCGTGAAGGTGCCAGTGTAAGTGCCGTGGTAGGCGTTCTTGGAGTCTGTAGCCTGCGTGCCAGCCGTGTCAGAACAGGCCACGTATTGGACGAGTCCCGATTCTGCTAAGATCATATCATCGTACAGGCTCATAACCAGTCACTCATCCCCAGCGATCAAAGTCCAAAGAAACCCATCCTGCCAAGGGGATCA